TTATTTAATATTTTTTTTTTTTTTTTTTTTTTTTTTTTTTTTTTTTATTTTTTTTTTTTTTTTTTTTTTTTTTTTTTTTTTTTTTTTTTTTTTTTTTTTTAATTTTTTTTTTTTTTTTTTTTTTTTTTTTTTTTTACTAGAAGAAATTTCTCTTAAACGAATTTGCGCAAAGGCGATTTTCGCAAGCACCTTTTTCAGCCATCGCTTGTCAAAATTTCCACCCCATCGCTAGCTACCCTAGTTAAGACGTTTGTTTTCATCGCTTTAGTAGGGTAGTCTATGACCCCCCATACATTGTAGTACGAGAGAGAACAGAGTGTGCAGAGAGAGAGTGCACACGCGCTCACGCTACAGAACAAACAAGGAGGATATTCTCTCCTTGTTCATTCTGTGTGTGGCCGCCGCGCTACCAGATGCTATTGGGCACAATACCCAATGTAGCCGCGGCATGAAAGAACTTCAATTTCGCAGTATCGGTATCCTTGCCATTCTTGCTAGCCATTTTGAGATTCTTCGCAAACGTCTTGAGCAACTCCGTACGTTGAGATTCATCCGGTATCTGCTCATACAATCCTTGCAGAGCAAGGTCGGCCACGCGATTGTAAGTGACCATCAGTTCTGTCAAGACGGCGCCCGGCGTGGTTGGAGTGTAATTAACCATTGCGCCATGTAGATTGTTGAGGAAGATTTTGCTGTTCGCGCTGAAAACAGCCTTGAGAGCTTCGGTACGTGTCTCGGCCAAGAGATACAGGGTAAAATGATTCCCTGTAAATTCAGGCCACAGCTTGCGATGTTCAGTCTGATCGGCGTCGGAGTACTTCGCGCGATACTTTGCAGCGATGACACTCTGGTGTTCGATTGTAAAGTAACTGTCAATCGGCTTGACAGTTACACTTGCCGCAACTTGCGGCGCTTCTACAATCATCACGTTTGACAATTGCTCTTCATTTGTTTTGCTCATGTTTGTTTTCTCCGTTTACAGCGTCTATACGCTGTGATAGTCCTATTGTCACTAGGATAGTAGAACGGCAAACAAGATGCACAGCGACTAATGCATGAGTAGTCTTTATAACTCCTATCGTTTCCTCTCATGCGGCGCAAGGCATTAATGCGAGTGTACTATCCGGTAACAGGTTAGAGTAGTCATGTAAGTATCGACTAGTACGATACTCTGAGCTAACTCGCCGTAGGACTATCACAGCATACTACACTGTGAGCTAAGCTATGGGTCAATACCGCTCGGATAGGGGTAATCCCTATCTTACCATAACTTAACATTATACTCGCCACATCCTTACGAATAGTGCAGTGTGAGCCTTAGTCATCCTTACTCAACATATCCCTCAACACTCGCTGATACTATCGGTTCGCGCTATGTGCGCTATCGGCTGTGACTGTCTGAATTGTCAAAGTGTAACCTAAGGGTACAGTGGCCTGAGCCGTGTCCGAATCCATAGGACCGGAACACCTACTAGTAGCAATTCAGATGCCAAACTCGTAACTCATTGATTCTAAAGCACTTACTAACTCAAACGGTTTACTAAAAGCATTTACTAAATCGCTTTACTTCTATAAATCATATTGCAATCTGTAATGTAACATCTGTAACAAGTTAAGTCATTGATCACATTAGACTTAGCATACTATGATATATCATCATCACACATTGCAATAATCATATCACAGATTGCAATGTACCATGTTACCACGCTACCACGGTAACATAATACATTTCTGCTTCGACTGCTTCCTCTGCTCCGTTTGTTTACCCTCCTGTCATTTATGTATTATTACATCTCCGCCTCAAAAAATGTAACATGCGTGATAAAGTGTGGGGGACCCTCCTACTAAATTTTTTAGAAATTCTCAATTTATAGATTCTACTACGATTACAACAGCCGTAGTAGAACATAAAGCATATGCTAGGAGTGGGCATAGGAGTTTAGGAGTGTGCATAGGAGTGGGCTGACGGCGGTGGATTTTTAGGCCGTATGCGGCGTCGAAGTGCATTATTTGCCCGCGAAATACCCTGCATACACTTGACGCCGCCGACGTAGATATGTTAGACTTAAAACATGGACTCGAAGCAACAACGCATGCAAGCAGTAGAAGACTCATCTACTGTGTTATCGTTGCGCGAAGCAGTAGCTGAAACCGAGCATCAGTGGCAGGGCGATCCTAGTCCTCTGCGACGTGCGTTACATACACATTTTGAGCGGTATAATCTTACAGCGCCACGCACAGGACCACAAAGGGACGATCTTTAATGGCATCTTCAGCAAATTTCGGACACTTGCACTACGGTGGCTCGATCAATTTAAAGAGTGGGCGACTTGGTTCTAAACCAGCGCCTAAAAACGCTTTCAAAAAACTACAGCGCCTTGAGAAGATTGTACGACTAGAGGCTGCTGGCTTTGGCGAAGGTGCTATAGCTTCGATGCTCTGTGTTTCTGTCCCTCGCTTACGCTATATTAAGAAATCTCCAGACTTCCTTAATGCTCGTATTAAGATCACCCACGGCATTATCGTAGACATGGACTCTAACTTAGACATGATCAAATCTCAGCGCCGCGAGATGCTCACTCAGATGCTTCCCGCGGCGCTCCAAGTTTTGGCAAACGAAATTCAGTCACAAGGAACCACTCTAGCAGAGCGCAAACACAAAGTTGCTTTGGCTCAAGACATCCTTGATCGCGAGGGTCAGTTTGCCAAAATATCTAAGACCGAAATCAAACCTGTGGATATGTTTGATTTTGAGAAGGCAGATGAAGCGTCACGAAGTATCATCAATGCCATTCGTAGTGTAGCGCCGCCGACACACGGAGAACATTCTTTTGCTGCGGTACTGGCAAACAAGGAGTTCTCAAATTCACACACTCTTAGTGCCGTCGATCAAGAAGCAGCGTTGGCACAGCTTGAACTTGATGCAGCATTGCTCGACTCACTGCCTACAGATGGGACGGTGAACTAGCATGCAATTACAAAAAGAATCTCTCACACCACTCACACTCGCTATCTTCGATAATGAGAATTTTGATGAGCATCATGCAATGGATGCTGCTGAGTGGCGACAAATGTTGAGTAATGGCTACGTCGCTATGTATACAGCAAGAAATGATGCAGGAGAACTTGCTGCGGTTCTCGTGCTAAAAACTGCTTCCGTGAATGTTGGACTGTGGTATCTCTACTCTGTGGCAGTTTCAGAAAAGTATCGTAAAATGCGTCTTGGAACTCGTCTCTTTAATGAGGCAATTAAGAATGAAATTGCGGTAGGCTTAATAAACTCACATTGTCATATAGACAATAAAGCATCTATCACATTTCATAAGTCTCTAGGTTTCAAAGTTGTTCAGTATGTACCGGACTTCTACGGAGATTATGAAGATGCAATCATATGGGAGCGTTCACGATGAGAGACGTGTTTAGTCCAGTCTACGGTCCTCGGTGTTTTGAGTGGATGTACTGGGCAGAGTGTATGACAACGAACATTGACTAAGGAGCAGAAAATGAGTTGGCTTAGCACATTAGGTAACGATGTGAAGAAAGTTTTTGAATGGCTTGGTTCTCCTAAAGGACAGGCTGTTCTGAGTACGGGAGAGGGTATTGTAGAAGTTGTCGATCCCGCTCTTGACGGAATTATTAACCTCACGAACACTTGGTTGCAGGAGATTTTCAAGGCTCAAGCTCTTGCTGCGGCAGCCTCAGCCAATGCTACAGGCGGAGCGCAGAAATCTGCAATGGTGCTCAACACCGTAACGCCGCAGATTATTGCTTTTGCCACGGCGCAGGGACTTCCAATTCCTACGGGAGTTGAGCTACAGAACGCGAATAATGCGTTGGTGGCTTTTTTGAACGCTCTTGGTGGAGGTTCTACAGCTACTGCTGCTCCAGTATCCCTCGACAATACGATAACGAGCACAGCGCATGTGTTTCCTGGTGTTGTAGTGCCGCTTTCTGTCAAAGCTCAGATTTCCACTAACTCGTTGCTCTAAGGAGACACACATGGCTCTTCAAATGCAAACATTCACCAACGTTACTGAACCAATGTTCGATGCTTTGGTTGCTAAGATCAAAGCAGACACTGGCCAAGACGTTGCCGCAACAGCAAACGAGACCGTGACAGTTGTTCATGGTTCATTCGTTTTCACCTACAACTACAATCCTGCAACAAAGACACTTCTGGTTCAATGTTTGAAGAAGCCTTTGTTTATTCCTGCTTCCATGATCGTCAATGGTCTGGCTGAGGAAGTAGCAGAGATCATTGCAACCACTGTGGTACCGCCTGCGGCGTAGGAATTTTCATGAGCCAGCGCGAGATAGAACAAAAGGTACGAGATGTACTCCGTGCTCTCGAAGTAGGAGAGACTGGGGATACTTTCGTACCTCGTTCTACGGTGTTAGGCTATAATCTCATTCCTACAGACTTATGTAAAACGCCGGCGGAGAAGAAGCAAGTCTATCGTGCTAATTCTTTGATGGATTTGTACTATTTTAGCACCGTCGTAATGGGCAAAAGTAGATTCTCTAAGAATCCTGACAAAGCCTCGAATCTACATTATCAAATGTGTCTTACAGTAATGAAAGACGGCCTCAAAGAAGGGATCGAGATTCCTCGTGACCATTTCAAAAGTACAGTCTACAGCGAGTGCTTTCCGATTTGGAGAGCATTACCTTTTGGCAAACGGGAAGAAGATTTCTTTACAAACATTGGTTATGCTGATCTCTACATTGAGTGGATGCACAGAACCCACAGTCAGGATATACGCATCCTGTTGGTCAGTGAAACCATCACCAACGCGATCAAGTTGGGTAGTAGAATCTCGAACCACTACGAAAATAATTCATTCTTCAACCACCTTTTTCCTGAGTTAATGCCTACATCAAAGGAGACGTGGACAAATGAGAGTTTGCACCAACGTCGTACTGCGAGTGGTCGAGGACAAGGAGAAGGTACTTTCGATCTTATCGGAGTCGGAGCGGCACTACAGAGCCGACACTATAATGTGGTTGTCGAAGATGACCTTGTTGGGCGTGAAGCCCGTAAAAGTTCAGTCGTCATGGCAGATACAATCGACTACCACCAAATTCTTGTCGGAGCAACTGACTCAGACCCGAATAATCCTGGAAGAGATTTCGACGAGATAGTTGTTGGAAATAGGTGGTCACATGACGATCTTAATTCGCACATTCGGCAGGAAGAGCTTTATTTTAATTGGACTACGCATTCTGCTCTTGGTGGATGCTGTACTCTGCATCCTTTCGGAGAGCCAATCTTTCCAGAAGCGTTTACAAGGGAAAAACTGCTAAGATGGAAACGTCGTCTTGGTTCGTATCATTTTTCTTGTCAATTCTTAAACTATCCTATTGATCCGTCTAAGGCTAAATTTAACTTGGCGGATTTACGGTACTTCAATTTTGAAAAAGTAACTGGTGCGCTGGCGATTCCGAAGGAGTCTCCGACACTTAGCAGGTATTTCGAGATTTCTCATCCTCAACAGTATCGCATTGTCATTCGGCACCATGTAGCGGCTGGAGACGTAGAAAAAGATGTCTTCCCACGAAATCTTGATCGGTACATGATAGTTGATCCGAATCATGGTGGCTCGCACTTAGGCCAAGAAGTCGGCAAAGACGGTCGGTGCCGTCATGCTATTGCGGTGACTGGTGTAGAGCGTAATCCACGCAGAGTATATCTACTCGATCAATGGGCAAAAGCTTGTCCTATAGACGATTTTGTCAGACAGATCTTCTTTCTTGCTGTGAAGTGGAAGCTTCGTGTTGTCTATGTTGAAGCTGTGGCAGCGCAGAAGTATTTGCTCTATCATCTGAATTACTTTGTCGAAGAGCACAAGCAATCGCATCCAGAGCTTAACGGTATTCAATTTCTTCCCCTCAAAACTCCTCAGAACTCCAACGCTAAAGCTGAGCGAATTGAGAATTTCATTCCTCTCGTAGAGCGCCATGAACTCTGGTTAGATGCAAATAATTGTGCCGAGGCCAAAGAAGAAATAGAGCAGTATGGTCAGCGTAAGGGTCTGATTGACTTGCTCGATGTTCTATCCTACGGTCCACAGGTTTGGAAATTTGACAAAGTTTCTCAGGAACATGTTGATGAATTCATGCTTAAACAACGTGCACAGTTTGTAAGACGTATGGCTGCGGCGGCAGCATAAGGAGAATAATTTATGGATTGGGCAGCGTGGGGACCAACGGTTGTTTCTATCATCACTTGCATCTTTTTTGCAGGTGTTTTGTACTCCAATCAAAACAGCCATTCTACTCATTTGAAAGAGCACGATGTGCAACTAGGTGAGCACACGCGAGATATTACAATCCATTCGGTTGAGATTGCAAAAGTACAGGCATTTCAAGAGGGGTATGCTTGTGCGAGAGCGGTTTACGATAGGGGGCATAATGGATGAAGGCGGAGAAAGAAGCGAGTCATGCTGAAGGTGAATTGAAAGGTATAACGGATCAACAACAAAGAGGTAAGCAATGAACATTCCAGTAACTGTGCAGCTGATTCTTTTGTTCTATGTTGTAAACTCTGTCGCCTCGGCTTTGGTACAGGCTTTACCTGTACCAAATGGTGGTGTAGGTTACACATTCGTTTATAAATTTCTGAGTCTGCTGACAGCAGATTTCAAGAGTTTTAGTTCCACAATGCCCATGCCAGTGCTTACAACACAGAGTTCTACTGGTCAGATTGACACAGTGTCTAAGCCAGTCAATCCTCCAAACACAACAAACACAGGGATTCTCTAATGCCATATCAACCGCCTACTGAAGTAACGTCGAAGCTCATTGGAGAAGACAACTTCAATGAGATATGTAATTTTGTCAAGGACAAGATTGCACATCTTGATCGTAGGCTTCAGACTTTCAGAACCGAGAAATTACCAGAATATGTGCGGTTGTACAAGGCTCGCCCGAAGAATAAAGAAGCAGACTGGCCCTGGCCCGGCGCAGCGAACTTAGTAATTCCTATCATTGGTACTTCCTCAGACGAACTTCTTGCTCGCATCATGGGTGGAATCTACATGTACGATCCACTCTGGGCAGCGACAATGAGTGGAGGATTGCCGAAGAAAGATGGGGAAGAGCTAAAACAAGTTGTCCAGAATTTTCTAATGGACATGGCTTATGCACCAGATGAACTTGATTTGTACAGAGTAGAACAGAGCGCGTTTCACAGTGCGATCAAGTATGGTACAGGTGTTATCTACACGCCTTACGAATACGAGACGCAGGTAGTGCGTGAGTATAAATCTGGTGGAACCTCGGCAGAGGATGGACCCGTAGTTTCAGAAGATCGCATTATCACTAAACGTGATGGTCCTCATCCTGAGTTATTGCCACTTAACAGATTTATTTTTGATCCTTCGGTGCCAAAGCTTGAGAATATGAAGCTCTTTGGGCATATTGACTCACTTGATATGTGGGCAGTGCAGGATCTCAAAGCGAAGAGTCCTTATTACAAACAGTCAGACATTGAGAAATTACTCAGTTCTCCTGACGCTGTTCAAGAGACAGAGATGGAACGAGAGATCAATGAGCAGTTTTCGATTGATTCTTCTGGTGTAGATACTGGTGCGGCACGGTGGTATATTTACACAGTGTTCTTTACATACTATCTCAGCGGCAAGGAGTATTCTTTCCAGGCAAAATACCATAAGAATTCTGAAAAAATTCTGTGGGTAGCTTTTAATAACTATCCCAAGAACATGCTTCCATATCAGGACATGAAATTAGCCTATGATGATGAGTCTTATCTTGGCACAGGTTTTGCTGAGATGATTCACATGATTCAAAAGGAATTATCGAACAATAACAACTGGCGTACCAATAATCGTAACATGGCAATGTTGGGTGTGTGGCGCGCTGATCCTGAATCAAAGCTTGGTTCTATATTGGATGTGTTTCCTGGTGTTGTGTTGCCGGGTCGTAAGGATGAGATTGAGCACATTAAAGCCGGCGCTGATATGGGTTATAGTGATGGTCCAGATCAGTTTCACATGGCAATAGCTAAGGAGCGTACTGGTGTTGATCCG